CGCACAGTAAAATAAGAATCAAAGAAAAAGCCTATCATATCAAGGTTTAAACCTTGGTAGATAGGTCTTTTTTTATTCTAAGGGGCAAGAAAGGGGCAAGTTATCAATGATTTCAACTACCTTATTCTTCATTTTGTTGGTGACGTGAGTATAAATCTTCATCGTTGTATCACTGTCATCATGCCCAACCCTATCCATGATAGCCTTTAACGGGACGCCATTCTCGGCCAGATAACTGACCAGCGTATGTCTGAAGATATGTGATGATATTGGTTTGTTAATTGGCTTATCTAGTCGCTTGTTAGCTGCTTGAATAGAGTTGTTAAATGAGTTTCGTTGAAGTGGTACGCCCTTGTCAGTCACAAAAATATAATCCCTATCCATGGTCACCCAATCGTCTGATAGCGACCTGTTTAGATCCCGAATCTGTATAGCTTCATCCAGTAATTCAATTTCACGTTTAGTTAACTTGTTGCTGCGATAGCCTGCTGGGGTCTTAGGTGGTTCTTTCTTAGCTCTCTTGTAGCCCTGAACACTGTCGAGAGTTCCGAAAATATCAAGGTAGCCGTTCTCTTTTCTGTAGTTGCATGTTTCGAGAGCTACAGCTTCACCAATACGGGCACCACTTACAAAGAGAAACTCTGCAAGGATGGCATTTCTATAAGTGCGTTTTTGCTTTCGCAATTCTGCAAGTAGCGGAAGTAGTTCAGTGTCTATCTCTAGAAACTTGTTCCTTATCTTGTCGTAATCTTCCATCGTTTGTTGTTTCTTAGGAAGTTTTGCTTGCCTGGCTGGATTACTATCAATATAACCAATAGTGCAAGCGTAATCGAAGGTTAGATTCAATATAGATTTAACACGCTCAAGAATTGAACGTGGAACATCGGCATCGTTGATAAAGCGTTGGATATAGTGTGTATCAATGTTTGCTATTTTGACATCTACAGCGAAATTCTCTGCAACATATCTGACATTGCTAGTCATGGAACTAATCGAAGTCCTTCGAATGCCTTTCTTGTGAAATTCCCACCACTCGTTCAACACGTCGTTAAATGATGCGTCGGTAGTGTTTAGGTCAGCCATCTTCTGGGCTATCTTATCATCCAATAAGCGTTGAGCTTCTTTCTTTGCTCGATTCGAGCCACTATTGAGTGTTACAGATACCCGTTTCCATTTCTCAGTGTAAGTGTCCTTGTATCTTTCGAAGTATTTATATTTTCCATTCGGTAATTGTTCTACCCACATTGTCATATCTCCTATTATTTGGTAAAATGGGTACAGAAAAAAGAACACAATCTTGTTAGGTTGTTTTACCGTGATAGTGTTTTTTATTTTCTGTGATGCCGCTCTATAATCTAACTTTGGCGAGGGAGATTATAGGGCTTTTTTTATTGTGATAATAATTTAGTTTTCTGTGCTTGAAATTCTTCCTCAGTGAGTACGCCGTTATCAACCAACGATTTTAACTTAATCAATTCGTCAGCAATTAGATTCTGCGATAGTGGCTGACTGTTCTGGCTCACTTCTATTTGTGGTCTATATAGACTTTGTTTGTATGCTTCGGATGCACGTTTAATCTTGTCAGATAGGACTGGGACAGCAATCTTCGGGATATTCTTGATATGCGCCCAGGACACACCATTCATGACTGAAATTTCACCTAAGAGAACCCCGCATTTATCCGATACCCCATTGACCATATCAAGAGGGATTTCAGAAGTTTGGACACCGTAAATCATGCCTTTATCAACAAACATAATGCGTTTTTGAGTTAAAACGATTAATACAGTGTTGCCGTCATAAAATCCAGATGCTGCATACTGGATAACCTCATCGTCTGATAGCAATTGCGGCAGGTAGTTGACCTCTTTTCGAGTGCCAAACATCTTAGGGACGCCCGCCTGCATTAATTGAGTTTGAACTGTTAATAAATTCATAATGTTACCTCATCATTTTTAGAAATTCATTCTTTACAAAAGTCTCATCGCAAATCGTGGTGAGATTATATTTGTTCATAAAACGGACGTAATTAAAATCGTCCAGGGATTCGTTTTCGAGCAATCCACGGATCATGTCTCTATTGGCGTGAGCTTCGTATTTCTCACGCAAACGCTCATAGTCTTTAGAATTATGTTCTAGGTGGCCCAACTCATGTAGAATTACCTTTAAACGTATTTCTGGGGCTAAATCCTTATTGATATAAACCACCCTGTTTATTGGGTCGAGAAAGCCGTTTCGTGGCCACTCGTTAGAGCTAAACTCGCAGATAGAGACATTGAACTGCTCAAGCAATTCTTTCTCCATACGTTTATTTCTCCTTGCTACTCATATATCCCGCAATGATGCCACGAATGGCACGTTTATCTTCCTCACTCAATGGTTTCCCATCGAACATCATAGCGTTGTCGATGATTTCGTCGATGTCGTGGGAGCTGGGTTGTTGCTCCTCGATGGTCTCTGGACCGTCTCCAAAAAGAATGTAATCTGTCGAAGTGCCTAAAGCTTGAGCTAATTTTACAATCTTTGTCCCTGTCGGAATACTAGCACCGCTTTCCCACTTTGAAATAGTTGAGTCGGACTTATACCCTAGCATTTTTGCTAATTCAAGTTGGCTAATGCCCTTGCTAGCTCTCAAACCTTCAATTCTACTTCCTCTTTGCTTATTCAAATCCATATCTTTCTCCTTGCTGTTTATATTAACATTATATAGTAGACTTTCTTATTTTTCAAGTTTATTTATAAAAAAATAAAAAAAACTTGAAAAAAAATCAATAAAACTATTGACATTGAATTTAATTCAAGCTATAATGTGTTTGTAAGTTAGTTAGAGAGGAGGAACAAAATGACAGAAACGGTCCCAAAAATTACAATCAAAGAACTACGAGCACGACACAATTTGTCACAGGAGAAGTTTGCTGAAAGCGTTGGTACTACAGCTCAGACGGTAAGTGCATGGGAGAAAAATCAACTTTCAATTTCTCCTAAAAACATGGTGCGTATTTGTAAGAAATATCACATTCAATCGTCTGATTTGTACGGTATCTGATATTTTTTTACAACAAAACTTGAATTTTATTCAAGGTAAACAAGCTAACAAGAGCGTAGCTATTTGAAACCTATTAACATTATCTTAGGTTCTGGTTCGAACCTAATTAGAACAATGTAAAGGAGCTTAAACAAATGGAAATAACCTACAAAGCAGTCGGGATCAATGAAACGGCTGAGTGGGGAGACTACGATCACCTCATGCAAAAGTGGGAAGGTCTTGGAAAATCGATGGCAAAGAACCTCATTCGAGAAATGAGGGACAACAAAGATTTTCAAAAGTATGTGTTCAACCCAACACATAAACTGGTTTTCATCAACTATGAGGGTTTTAAGACCTTCATCGAGTGGAAAACTAGAAACAGATTCAAATAACATTAATATCCCTGGCCGCAGAAGTGAGCTAGTGAGGAGATATAAGCAATACCTACCTGAAACTACAACGATTTGATATTCATAATTGTCTCCTTAAATATATAAATCTATGAAAAAAATCCTCACTAGTTCTCTAGTGCGGTTAGGGAAAAGAAGAAAGGAAAATAACATGGCTAAAATCGAATACAAAAAAATTCAAACTGTGCTAGGTGATAACTGGCACGTTGAGGTAGATGACGACTGGTTATTCTACCCATGCGGACAAGACCTAGATGAAGTCAAAAAATTCGTAGAAATCTTTGAAGACGAAATCATCGATAAACGCCACAGCAAAGAAAATCTTGGTCTTGGGTTTTATATCTGTGGGTATAACGGAGACGCCCAAAACCGTTTACGTGACAATTGGGCTAAGCGTGGTGTCCATGTATTTTAATCAAGAAGGAGAAACAACATGAAAATTTTTAACTGGATTTGGTCTAAAAAACAAGGAAAAGAAGTAGAAGTCTATGAAGTTCGTCCACATCGAATGGTTGACGAAATGGTTAGAGAGTTCAACGCTGACCACGGTCTCCCATTAGATCAGCTAGTGGGGTGATGGCTTGAAACATCTACTAAAATTCTTGTTTGGTAAGAAAAAGCCAAAACAAAAAGATTATTTTTTTGAAGTCGTCGAAACTGAAGAAGAAAAACAAGAACGACTAAAACAGAAATATCTAAAAAAATAACATTGTCAATCTTTCAGCGTGTAGCCACAGGCCACTGCGGAGTGTAACTTATACTTTAATACCCCAAATTATAATTTACTTTTTTCCACACATACCCACACTTATCTTTCTAAAAAACATATTTACGAAGCAGTGGTCTATGGGTGCACGTTGAAGGCACTAAAAAAGCACAGGTAAGGGCCTGTGCTAGAAAAACATTTACAAGGAGATTATACCATGATTTCACAAACAATTGCAAAACCATCTTACGTTAAAACAAAAGCATTCGGCCTTTGTGGCACGCTAGCTCTTGCTACAGCATTGCTAGTCGGTGCTGGTCAAGTATCAGCGGACGAAACTACTCAACCAGTGGCAGACACACAACCAGCCGTGTCTAACGTCTATACCGCTGACAATTCTGGCAATGTCACTGTGACACCTAGCGAAACAGTGGCAGAGACACCAAAAGTGTTGGCACCAGCACCAGTGGAATCTCAACCGATTGCAGAAGCACCAGCGGCTCAACCAGTCGAAGCAGCACCTACAAGCGTTGTTAAAGAAGATACAACTATCACAGTGAACAACCCAGACGTCGAAGCGACTTTCCCTAACGGCACTGGTAAATACTCACCATTCGAGGTCGAGTATAAAAATATTGAGTTTCCAGATAGCATGCCTATCAACGAAGGAGACAAGGTAGTAACTGAGTTGCCTAAAGAGATTGGCTTGCAAACATCATTCGATTTCGATGTTTACAACAACAGCGATGTTATCGGTAAGGCTAGTGCGGATGCACAAGCTCGCAAGATCACAACGACGTTCAATGACTATTTCACTAATCACCCATTGAACAAGAAAATGAGCTTGAAATTTGACGCTAAGTGGACAGACGTAGTGACACCAGGTAAACCAGTGACAGTAAACTTCAATGGTACTGTTAAGACCTTTGAAATTGGCGAAGAAGGACCACTCCCAACAGACGAACTCTTGTCTAAGTGGGGCAGTCAAAATAAAAAGGATCCACAAATTATTAACTGGACCTTGCGTTTGAACACTGCCCGCCAAGTTTTGAATAACGCTGTTCTTTCTGATACTTGGTCTGATAACCAAGAATTTATCGAAGGCTCACAAAATATTTATTTCGTTGAAGACCCTATCAAGTGGACTGGCATCGACCATGCTGCCAAGGACTTCTTGGAATCTTGGAACGTCCGAGCAGACGGATTCGATGCGAAATTTAAAGAGTTTAGCAAAATTCTTTACATCGACTATCAGACACGCCTTAAAACGGCTGTCAAAGATAGCACGAATCCGACCAACAAAGCAGTGCTTACAGCGGACGATAGTAACAGCAAGTCAACGTCTAAAGTCCAACTAGTAGGCGGCCGTGGTGATGCCAGCGGTGAAAACAAGCCAGAGCCAACGTTTGAAATTCCCCGCGAAGCTCCTAAAGTAGACATTCCAGAATTTGAGGGCAGCATCCCCGGCATTCCAGAGGTGCGAGAATTGCCGGAGTACACTGAGCCAATCGGTACAGTTCCAAACGATGCTCCGAAATATGAAAAACCGGAATTTAAAGGTGGGGTAGTTCCTAATGATCCACCAGTGGTAGAGATTCCGGAATACAACGAACCTATCGGAACAGTGCCTAATGAAGCTCCTATCCACGATAAGCCAGAATTCGAGGGCGGTATCCCTGGAATCCCAGAAGAACGTGAGCTTCCGCCATTTGAAGGCGGAGTGATTCCGGATGATGCACCTATCCTTGATCTGCCAGAACTTGAAATTCCAGTAGAGCCAGAAAAACCAACAATGCCAAAAGAAGCGCCTAACAAGCCCGTAGACGCTCCAAAAGAAAAAGCGGCAGCACAATCTACCACAGTATCTTATAACCTCGCACCAGTGAGCAAAGAGGCGCCAAAAACAACAGTTTATGGTGGTGTCTTGCCAAATACTGGTGAAAAAGAAGGCATCATGTCAACTCTAGGATTGGTAGTAATTGCTGCTGGTATCGCAAGTTTGACATTGACTTTCAAGAAATATAACGAAGGTGAGGAAGAATAATCATGAAAGAAAATAACAAACAAGTCGTATTTTACAGCGCTGAAAAAGATGGATTCCTTGAAAGTTACAAGGACAAAGGGAGCCTAGTTTTTACAGCAGTGTTTACTGACCGTTTGGAAAAGGCACTATTCTTGCCGCTTGAGCCATACGAAGAACAAAAAAACGAGCTCGACAAGCTTGCTGAAGCGTTTGGCTGCGAAGTGCTTATCGTAGAAACTGAATACAACGTAACTAAACTTGACGGTTCGGACTTCGAACGCACAGAGCGTGAAGAATCCATTGAAGACCGTATTGGAACACTTATGAGATTGTTAGCGGAGTAATTAAATAATTGTAGCGGTGGGAGGGTAGGCATTAAACATGGCAGATAATCAGAAATACTATTACGCAGGAGGTAAAGATGGGAAACCGTAGAATGATTAGTAAAACCGTGACCCAAACACATCGCTTCTTGCGCTTGCCACTAGAAGCACAAGCTCTTTATTTTCACCTCATCCAAAATTGCGATGACGACGGGGTGGTGGAAGCATTCCCTATCCTCAGAATGATAGGGGCCAACGAAGATAACCTAGGGCTTTTAGTTATCAAACAATTCGTAAAACCTCTTAATGATGAAATGGTTTATTTTGTGGTCGATTTCCACGAACAGAACACCGTTAGAAAAGACAGATATATCCCTAGCATTTACAAAGAATTGCTAGACGAAACTACCGATGAAACCACTGGTAAACCACTGGTAAACCAAACGGCAACCACTGGTTTACCCAATATAAGTAAAGATAATATAAGTAAATCTAATTTAAGTAAATCTAACAGTAGAGAGGATAAAACATCAGAAATTAGTCAATTTTCTTCTTCTGCTGCTGATGACCAATCAGATTTTAATATTTTCAAACATTATCAAGAGCGAATCGGACCGATTGATGGCTACCAAATGGAAAAACTAAAAGGTTATATCGATTTCGATAAGTTAGAAATCATGTTAGTCAAACGTGCCATAGATAGAGCTGCCGACAACTCAAAACGCTCATTTGGCTATGTCAACTCTATTTTAAAAGCTTGGGCACAAAACGGGATCCATACCGTTGCTCAGCAAGATGAAGAACAACGCCAATTTGACAGTCGTAAAAGTTTTGATGACCAACCAGTTAAATTTGGTCCAGCTTGTAGCAAATACTAGAGGTGATGACTATGAGTTTAGAACAAACAGCCAAGCAAATGCGAAGGCAATACATGAAGCCTAGCGATAAATACTGCGAAAAGCACCAACGGCACTATGTCACGATTCAGTTTCCGAACTCAAAACCCTACACAGTGTGTGAGCTATGCCACAGGGAAGAACAAGGCCAACAGAACGCTATCAAAGCACAAGAGCAGTACGAACGAGAGCAAGAGCAGAAACGCTTGTACTTCCTCAAAGATTTCAGCTTGCTGGATGATGATTTGAAAAATGCTAGTTTTGACAATTACAAGACAGCAACCAGAGAGCAGAAAGAGGACTTGAAGAATGTTAGAAGTCAGCTCAAAGGCTATCTGAATGGTCAAGACTACAATATTGTGCTTATCGGTGATACTGGAGTCGGGAAAAGCCATCTAGCTTATTCAGCACTCAAAGCCTTGTCTGATCATACGAAGAAGATGGGGCTATTCATCAACGTGGTTGACCTACTAGCCAAAATCAAAGAGGATTTCAGTCTTGAAGCTGAATATATCAGACGCATTTCGGAAGCTGAATGGCTAGTGCTCGACGATTTGGGCACTGAAAAAGTGACAGAGTGGTCTAACGGTATCTTGTACAGCATTTTAAACAAACGTACCAAGACTATCATCACTACCAACTTAAGCCCACGGGACATCATGGGCATTTATGGAAAGCGTGTCTATTCTCGAATTTTCAAGAAGACAGGGCTTGGAACGACGAATGAGCATGTTTATCAATTCAAGACACAGCAAGATAAGAGGATGATGCTTTGACAGAAACAGAGGTAAAACTAAAACTCTTTGAAGACTACGAGCGTATTCATGGACTTGTATTCTCGCAAGAGCACAAACAGAAAATGATGGATGATTTAGATTTATATTCGTTCATCGAGAAAATCAATGAATATATGTATTTCGCTAAGAAATCAACGCAGATTTTTAGCGCACACTAAAGGAAGACAAGATATGACAAATCAACTACAAACACAAAACAAAAGGGATATTTCAACAGATACAAGCGCTTGGACGTTTCAAGATATCAAACGATACTACGACCCACAAGATTTGCTGACAGAAAAACAAGTTGGGCAAGCTTTGTCATTGATTAAAGGGCGAAATCTTAACCCATTGCTAAACGAGGTCTATATCGTAGCTTACAAAAAGAAAAATGGTGGGGCTGAATTTAGCTTAATTGTCTCAAAAGAAGCATTCTTGAAGCGCGCAGCACAAAACCCGAACTATGAAGGTTTTGAAGCCGGAGTGGTAGTTGTTGACGATTCTGGTGATATGGTAGAGCGAAAAGGGGCGCTGCTGCTACCTAACGACACGCTCGTCGGTGGCTGGGCAAGAGTTTACCGCAAGAATTTTAAAGTTCCTGTAGAGGTTTTCGTTAGTCGTGAAGAATACGACAAAAAGCAAAGCACTTGGAACGCTATGCCAGCTACCATGATTAGGAAAACCGCTCTTGTCAATGCCTTACGTGAAGCTTTCCCAGAGGATTTAGGAAATATGTACACTGAGGATGATGGCGGTGAAACATTCGACAGAATCAAAGATGTAACGCCACAAGAGACACAAGAGGATGTTAGAGCTCGTAAGTTAGCGCAAATCGAACAAATGAAGCAAGAACAAACGCATTTCCAACAAACAAGTGAAAGCAATTCTCAACCGGTTGCCAACTCACAAAACGAGCCAGTTCAAGGCGAACTTCTCGACTACTAACGAGGTGTGAATAATGCAAGAATTACAAGTTAATATTGAACAAGCCAAAGTTGAGATTGTAGGTCAAGAGGTTTTTGAAAAAGGAATTGCTGACGTAGTTGCTAAATATCAAAATTACACAGTCACCGCTGGCACCATTAAAGACGACAAGAAAGTCTTGGCTGAATTACGAAAATTAACCAAGCAAATTTCAGACGAACGTATCAAAATCAAGAATGAGTTATCAAAACCAGCGACGGATTTTGAAAAATATATCAAGGAAACAGAGAAACCTCTTAAAAACATTATCAACCAAATCGCAAATGATGTGAAAGAGTTCGAAAATCATCAAAAAGCACTGAGATTGGACACGGTTAAAAGTTATTTAGCTAACAAAGCCAGCGACTATATGATTGACCCTCGCATTTTTGATGAAAAAGCAACGGAATACATCAAAAATGGCGATTTTATGGCGGACGGTGTAACTCTTAAAAAAGCGACTATGAAGGCATTAGATGACATGGTTACTTTTGAATATCAAAAGCAAGAGGAACTCAAGAAAGCCACTCAATCCATATCTGGGCTCTGTTCAGAATACGGAATGACCGACCAACCGTATATCCGCATGCTTCAAAATCTGACATTGGCAGAGGTGTTAGATCAGATTCGTTCAGACCATGCTTTTGAACTGCAAAAACAAGAAGCTGAGCGCCAAAGACAAGAACAAGAAGCATTGCGACAAGCTGAGTTGCAAAATCAAAAAGAAAAGATTGCAGAAACGAAACCAACGGCATTAGCTGTCGATTCAGAAACAGGCGAAATTATCGAAAACACGCCAATAACCGAGGAAGCCAACACCCCAGAGCCAAAACGTTATCGCCAAAAAATGACACTTGAAGTCTACTTTGAAGATTCAGACGACAAAGACAGATTCAAGCGCCTGCTTAGCGAAAACGGATGGGAATACAAACAAAACTACACCGTCAGCGGCTATCAAAACATAGCTAGTGTGACTGAAGAAGAACTGAAAACACATTTAAGTTAATGCCAAGTTCAATAATCTAAAGAACCAAAAAATGAGAGGAGAAATATGATCAATTCGACCGTACTCGTCGGGCGCCTAACTCGTGACCCCGAACTTAAATATACAGGTAACAATGTCGCAGTAGCGTCGTTTAGCCTAGCCGTTAACCGAAATTTCAAGGACGCTAACGGTGAACGTGAAACAGACTTTATTAACTGTGTTATCTGGCGCCAGCAAGCTGAAAATTTGGCTAACTGGGCTAAAAAAGGCGCATTGATTGGAATCACTGGACGCATCCAGACACGTAGCTACGAGAATCAGCAAGGTCAAAGGGTATATGTGACTGAGGTTGTCGCTGAGAACTTTCAAATGCTAGAAAGTCGGGCGGCGCGTGAAGGTGGTAACGCTAACCAAGGCAACACGTCGGGAGCATTTGGCAATGACGGCGGCTATGCAGGGCCCTATGGACAACAAGCACCGCAACAGCAAGGGGCAAACTTTGCAAGAGATAGCAGCCCATACGGGAACGCAAACCCAATGGACATCAGTGATGATTCGCTTCCTTTCTGATGCAAAGGAGTGTCGCAAATGGAATTTAAACCGATTCAAAAACGGTTTGCTACAAACAAGTAAGAAAGTCACCCTAGTAAGCAAGGTTGACGGTGTAACAATGAGATTCGACAGTTTGAGAGCGGCTAGTGTATTTCTAGGGAGAAACAAAGGCTATTTGAGCAATATTATTAAAAGTGGAAGAACGCTTGATAATTACGAGATTGTGGTAGGTGAAATATGAAACTAGAATTTCTATTGCCAAGGTCAAAAACTAAACCTGCTCAAAATTTAGTTATCAACAGTAATGATAGATTTCACTATCAAGCAGAGGGCCGGATGGTCAAGAAATTGCGATTGATAGCGAGAGCAGAAGCAGGGCTTAACATTAAGCCAGTATATAGCCCAGATAAGCCTTGTAATGTGCTTGTCACGGTCTATGCACCAACCAGACGAAGATTAGACCCACCCAACCTATATCCGACTGTTAAAGCTATTATAGACGGATTGACGGACGCTAATTTGTGGCCGGACGATAATCACGAAGTTATCAAAATGATGTCGTTTCAGTATGGCGGGCTAAGTGGTGAGTCTGGGAAATTTAAGATTGTGTTAGACATTGAAGGAGCGTGAAATGAATAGCAAATATAAAGACAAGCTAGCCGGCGTATATGCTCCGGGTAGTTATGGCCACACAAGTGTGTTAGGTCAAACGCAAGAGTTTTCGAAGTGGTTTTGGGCTAATCACGAAGATATGGAATATATCAGCGCTAAGTTGGGTATCAACGCAAAGAAACTCAATCGCATTCTAACGCTTGAGCAGTTACCGGATGAAGAATTACTAACAAGGATGATGGAATTATGCAAGTAAAAGAGTATGCCTTATACAAAGGTGAGGAATTGCTGGCAATGGGTACTAAGCGTGAAATTGCTGCACAATTGGGTGTGTCAGCTAGCACAGTTGGTTACTATGGCACACCAGTATATGCTCGCAGAGTCAGTGAAAATGGAAGGAGATTAGTAGAGATATGAAATACAAAGTTATCGTGTACTACGACAATATGCCAGACAGTGAGCATATTTTTAGCAACAAGAACGACGCTATCAACGAACTACATCGTTTGAGAGGTGTTAAATATCGCAATTCTAGGATGTATACAGTGGAGTTAGTCGAATGCGGTGGATAGTACGAGTAGCACGCACGATGGATGATGTGAAGGAGTGCTATTTCTCGGATAAGGAGAAAGCACTGGAACGCATGGAAATATTGAAAGATTTAAGCATGGCAGTAGATGATGCCACTGTATGGATGGAGGAAATTGATGATGATGAACAAAGATGAAGCAGTACAGAAATTATCAAAGGTAGCACGCATTTCGGTAGCTTACGCAGAAGACTTATATGATTCGTTCTTCCCTAAACCAGTAATTCCCTACTATATCGCAGATTATCTTGAAAAGGTGAAGAGCGAGGGCGACCTCACGGTGGTGGGAGCTGTAAACGAAGCACCAGAAGGGCGAGTTGGAGATTGGTTGATTTTAGAGAGAGTTAATATTTTTGCAATGGCATGGGTTAACGGATATACAGTTGAGGGCGAACCTAGATATACGGTTAAGATAAAAGCTGCTCTTGGCCAGTATTTGGGGAGATATTACCTGAATGACGAGAAACTGGTACCTCAATTCACTATCACGCAATTTACAGGGAATGAAGGACGTCCGACCTTCACCCGCAAAGAGCTAGAAGAAGCCGACTTTGGTTGGGTGTTCTCTTGCGAAGGCGTGGAAGTGAAAGAGGTGGACGATGGAAACGATTAAATTTATTTTGGCATTCGTAGCTGCGGTTTATGCTTGGCGCACGCTGTTTGGAGGTGACAGATGAATAATCTTATCAATAAAATCAACGACTGGGCAGACGAGCGCAATTTAAAGCAAGCTGACCCTAAGATTCAGTGGATGCGTGTTACTGAAGAAGTCGGAGAAATTCGAGATGTGCTCTTGAAACCGACGAAATTCACAGAACCGCAAGCAGCACTTAAGGACGCAATCGGTGACACGCTGGTAACGATTATCGTGCTAGCACATCAACTCGACCTTGATGTAACTGAGTGTCTAAGCATTGCATACGAGGAGATCAAGAATAGAAAGGGAAAGATGGTAAATGGTACATTCGTCAAGGAAGAAGATTTATAACGAACTGGCAGTCGCCACAATTCTACTAGTGGTGTCGCTAGCAATTAACGTGACTACTATTCTACGAGTGGTTAACAGACCTATCGAGACAGTGGTTATCCACAAGGCAGATAATGCAGTGGAATTGCATGGCAAGGTTACTGGAAAATCCATGGTAGGAAAGCTCTATACGCTTGATTGTGGGGCCTACGGTAAGTTCCTAGTGAGCAAAGAGCAGTATGATAGTGTGAATGTCGGGGATGATATTCCGGGTTATTTGAAAGGGAGAGGTAGTTAAGATGGCAGAAACTATTAAACTACAAAACTGCTACAAGCCCGAACAGGAAAATGCAAGATATGGCTCTTTGGAAGAACTTAAAGAGTTGTTACTCTACAAGCGTATCGTGAAATGGGATAAAGACTTTCTGTTGCTTGAAGACGGCACAAAGGTCACTATTGAAATGTCAGAAAGTGATTGCTGTGCCTATGCGGGCGGGGAGTTCAAAGATGTCAAGCTAGACGCTATTATCACCGACATTAAAATTGGTGAACAAGTAACAGAGGAAAACGATTCGGGAGAATCAGAAAGTAAGAACACAGTCACTATTTATCACAATCAAAATCCTATAGCATTGGCAGAGTGTGAGGCAGATGATGGTAATGGTGGATATTACTATAGTGTAGGCTCATTAGTAGTTGGAAAAATTCATTTTCCAGTGGTCGAGGCTTAGGAGAGGTGAGCTCATGAGCGTGAGATACAAATATTCCGGGCTGACCGAGGAACTATATCAGCGGTTGGTCAGTGAGCATGCAGCACTTAAACAAGCACACAAAAAAGGCACCTATAAGCAGTTCTTCCAAGATGTGAAACAGTGTGATGAGTTACAAGCTCGCATCATATATCAAGCATTCAACGCCGCAGTCGTGGAGCGTGCGAGGATATCGCCAGCTACTGTAGACAGATTGGAAGGCATCATTTCTGATGAGTTATTCGACGACCTTCAAGATTATCTGTCTACTAATTACACAAGAGGTAAAACCACTAAACCGGTTTTGGATAAAATCAACGCAGGACTGCCAGAATACTTATTCAAACGGTTCCGTGAGGAAGTGGAAGAACTACGCAAGGAACACCCTAACAACCTAAATAGCTATATTAGAGAGGTTAAAGGGTGCGACCGAAAAAATGCTAACAGAACCCAAAACGCCCTTAATATGTGCTATGCGGAAAAAGCTGCCCTAACGCCGTTGAAGGCAATCCAAATGGAAGGGCTACTTTCAAGAGAGTTATTCAGCGAAATTATTGATTATGTATTCAATAACTATGAATGGAGCGAGAGATTAGACAATGAAGTTGACCGCATCATTCTTAAATATCGTAACAAAGGCAAGGTAGGTCGTGAGAAGACCACGGTCAGAAAAGCCTTATATAAAGCCTACGCATTAGGCGTGTAGCTAGAACGGTTTACGAGGGTTCGACTCCCTCGCTAGCTATTACCAGTAAATAAACAATTAGAAACGAGGAACCTTTTTTATTTCATTCACAAATCTAAAGCGTCTTACTGGTAGCGTGATTATTCAAGGCTTTATGCCTGCAATGCGAAACTGAAATCTCCATAATTCTACTTACTTTATTCTTGTATTATTTCAAAAAAAGGAGGAAAACCTCCAAAATGATTTCTATGTCGCAGGCTGGAATGGTTGTATAAGAGGTTCGATTCCTCTTGCCAGTCATTGTCTGTCAAACACTAACTTTTAGTGGCTTGAACACTTTTTCAACACTGGACAAGCTGACAGACCTTGTCCAAACAAAACCCAGCAAATTTAAGAAAAAAGGATGTGAAAAACACCTCTTTCTTATCGATATCGCATTACTAAAACAAAGCCAAAGACCTTGCTGGTGTCGATGGCTAGGAAGGGGGGCGACAACAAGGCTCACAAACTTAATCTTTTCATATCTCTTAATACTGAGCCGAAGAAAATAAAAAAAGACCGACACAATGGCCGGCACTCTTTGAAAGTCAACACTACTATTATATCAAAGAGGATAGAACAATGCTATTGCCGGAAATTGATGAAAAAGCAACAATCAAACGTTGCAAGCGAAAACTTCGAGAATATCCAAGATGGCGAGAGATTGCACACGATAGCGCTGAACAAAAGATTACACAAGAGTTTACCTTCATGCCAAGAGGTGGCAGCGGAGTGAGTAGGCCAGTGGAAAATATAGCGGTTAGGCGTGTCGATGCTATGAACGAGCTAGAAGCCATAGAGCAAGCAGTTAGCGGGCTATATCGTCCAGACTATCGCAGAATACTGATAGAGAAATATCTGGCATACCCTCCGAAACCGAACTGGCAAATCGCCCAGGCAATCGGATTCGAGAGGACAGCTTTTCAAGAGCTACTTAATAATGCTATCCTAGCATTTGCTGAATTGTATAGAGATGGCAAATTAGTTGTAGAATGTTGAAATGACGGTATTTTGACGGATAAAGCACGGTATCTTACAACTGTTTAAAGTGGTATTATTATATTATCGAAGAAAATCAGAGACAGCTCACTTTGTGGGTTGTCTTTTTCAGTATCAGAAAGGAGTTGATGGAAAATGGGATGACCGAAAAACAAATAAAGTTTGCCGATGAGTACATCATCAGCCTAAACGCTACGCAAGCGTACAAGAAGGCTTATCCTAGTATTAAGAACAATGATGTTGCAAAGGCTAATGGAAGTAGACTGCTTGCTAAAGCTAACATCAAGGCTTATATAGACGAGCAACTTGAGAAATTAAAGTCGGAACGTGTTGCGGATCAACAGGAAGTCATGGAATTTCTCACGGCTGTAATGCGTGGCGAGGTTGAAGAACCCCTGCTTGTTCTCGACGGCGAAGGTATGCAGCGCATTGCTCAAGCTAAGCCGAATGTTGCCACCCGTCGAGCTGCGGCAGTTGATATCGGTAAACGTTACAGAATGTGGACAGATAAGGTAGAAGCCGATGTAACGCAAGATATCAATATTAATGTCGGTGAATGGAATGACGATTAATCTTGAAATCAATCCAAGCAAGGTGTTTAATCGGCATATCTATGAACATTTGTTTGATTACGACACCTTCACTGAGGTACACTACGGCGGAGCGTCTAGCGGTAAGAGTCACGGTGTCTTCCAAAAGATAGTCCTCAAGGCTCTTAAAAAGTGGGATAAACCCCGTAAAATATTGATATTGCGAAAAGTAGGTTCTACGGTTCGTGATTCGGTGTTTGCGGACGTGCAAGCAGCCTTGTCTTACTTTGGTGTGCTTAATCTATGCAAGGTTAACATGAGCGCATTCCGTATTGAATTGCCAAACGGTGCTGAACTGATTTTCAAAGGGATGGATAACCCAGAGAAAATCAAGTCAATCAAAGGTATTTCAGACGTAGTCATGGAAGAAGCGTCAGAGTTTACGCTTGATGATTACACGCAGCTAACGCTTCGCTTGAGGGATAAAGCTCACAAGCAGAAGCAAATCTATTTGATGTTTAACCCAGTGTCTAAAGCTAACTGGGTATATAATGCATTCTTTGTGAAGAACCCTAAAAATACAGTGGTTTATCAAACGACGTACAAGGATAATCGCTTTCTGGATGACTTGACCAAGGAGAATATCGAGGAACTAGCAAATCGAAACGAAGCCTACTACAAAATCTATGCTTTGGGTGAGTTTGCCACCCTCGATAAGTTAGTATTTCCAAAGTACGAAAAGAGATTACTTAATAAGGACGAGTTTAAACAGTTACCGTCCTTTTTTGGCCTTGACTTTGGGTTTACTAACGACCCCACGGCGTTTATGCATGTCAAAATAGACCGAGAGAACAAGCGGCTATATATCCTAGAGGAATACGTCAAGAAGGGGCTGCTTAACAACCAAATAGCAGAAGCTATAACTAGTCTTGGTTATTCAAAGGAGGTCATTATGGCTGACTCAGCAGAGCAGAAGTCTATTGCTGAATTGCAAACGCTGGGCTTGCGTCGAGCTATTCCAGTAGATAAGGGGAAAGGTTCGGTCCTTCAAGGGATTCAGTTCTTGCAACAGTTCGACATCATCGTTGATGAGAGATGTGTCAAGACGATTGAGGAGCTTGAGAACTATACATGGCAGAAAGATAAACATACAAACGAGTACATCAACAAGCCGTGTGATAGTTATAACCACTGTATCGACGCTATTAGATACGCACTGCAAAACCTTATTTTTGTCAAAGATAGACAGGACGTAGACGCTAAGATTAGACGGGTTAACAAACTGATAAGGAGATAGAATGACGAACACAACACATAGTGCTGACGATATTCTGCATGAAGGGCAGTATATTCCTAGATCGTATCAATTCGAGCGGGACATGGAGCCGACTAGTTTACAGAAACGTGAAGATTTCCTTCGTTTCGCAAAAGAAGCTAACACGCACTTTATGGCTCAGTCAGCAGACGACCTAGTGGACACGTTCCAAGGACGTGAGAAGCTAGAGAAGATGGTAGCTCAGTTCCAAGACGAACAGATTGACCGTTTGAACATCCTAGAGAGCTATTCAAACGGGAACAACTACACGATTCTAAATGGGCGTAAGCGATTGGAGCCAGAGAAGGCTGACTACCGCATTAGACACGATTTAGGTGGACAAGCTAGCCGTTTCTTCACCGGATACACAGTAGGTCAACCTATTTCAATCGGCGCTACTGACACTAACAGCGATTTGACAGCTATTGATGATTTCAATGCCTACAACGACGTTGAAGCTCTTAACCGTGAGTTAGTCTATGACGCTTCACGATTTGGGCGAGCGTTTGAGCTGCACTATTATGATGAGTTTGGCAATCCCGCAGTGGTTTTAATTGACGCAAGAGAAATGTTCACTATCCGTAGCGCAGACGTCCGAAAGGATATCATTGCGGCTGTCCATTGTCCAGTGTATAACGGTGAGATGTTTGTCACAGTCTACACTGATAGCAAGATTGTTAGTTACGACCCAAACTGGCAAGAAATCGAACGCAAAGAAAACCCGTTCGGGATGGTGCCAGTGGTAGAGTGGCAGAACAACAGAGAACGTTCGGGCGATTGGGAGAAAGGTATTCCAATCATTGACGCTTACGACGCAGCGGAATCTGACACGGCTAACTATATGTCGGACCTTAACGATGCCATGCTTGTTATCAAAGGTGATGTAGAAAGTACAGGGATGAATGCGTCTGACATCATGAGAATGAAACACGCCAACATGCTTGTTCTTGAAAGTGGTGTCGGACACAACGGACAACAAACGTCACTAGACGCCGGCTATATCTACAAGCAATACGATGTCAGCGGTGTTGAAGCGTACAAGTCACGCCTGATTAAAGACTTCTTCCGCATTGTCGGGTTGCCTAATTTGCAGGACGATTCGACATTCTCAGCTACGTCTGGAATTGCTATCCGCTATAAGCTCGTTGACTTGCAACAAGTTACGGCCGTCAAGCGTGGGTTCTTTGTCAAAGCGCTCAGACGACGCTATAAGTTGCTTGAGCTACTGTCTAACAACCTCAAAGGTATCGAACCGGTGGACGCTGACATGCTGACATTCACGTTCCATGAGAACTTGCCAACGGATGTATGGGCTGAGATTCAATCAGCTATCAATTCTGGTATGGAAATTTCACAAGAGACGCTTATGGAATCAGCTAGCTTCACCGATGCACGCAAAGAAAAGAGCCGTTTGCTCAAAGAGGGCGGGGCTACTGATCTAGAAGTTAGCCAGATTGTAGGTGTTGAGGATGATGACGAATAATGAACGCTACAACGCTGAACGAAAGGCGCAATCAGACCTAATCAAACGTGACATAGAGCGTGACAAGGTCTTAAAAGAGCTTTATCAAACGTCTTATAACCGTATGCAGAGCCAAATAAACAGCTTTTACATGCGCTATGCAGACAAAGAAGGGTTAAGCCGTGCCGAAGCTATGAAGCGAGCTAGTGAGTTCGATGTTACTGAGTATAAGGACCGAGCTAGAAAAGCAGTAGTCGAGAAAGATTTCTCACACGGCACCAATCAATGGTTAAGACTGTTTAATTTAAAAATGAAAGTCAGCCGTCTGGAGCTGTTAAAAGCTGAATTAAGACTTGAAATAGCTAGTCTTATCTCAGACGTCAACGAAGTCTTTGACGAAGCGCGTGAGAATGAATATTTAGCTGAATTTAAGCGCCAAGCGGGTATCTTGGGCAATTCTGCCATTAACGCAGTAAGTCGCATGAGAGCGATTTTAGATGCTGATTTCTACGGTCAGAATTTTAGCCGTAGAGTTTGGGGCAAAAACGGACTTCATGCAAGTATGCAGAAGGATGTGTTTAGCTCGTTAGCACGCATCTTCACCGACATGGACGGTTTTAAGCAGGAGCGGCAGCGATTAGCTAAGAAATATAACACAAGCCAGGCCAACGCCCAACGACTACTCAAGACCGAAATAGCTCGCATTAATGCTGATACAGAGTTGATGATGTTGAAAGAGAATAACTTCACACATTTAATCTATGTAGCAGAAAGCGGTGCTTGCGATATCTGTAAACCTTTGGATAAAAAAGCCATACCGATTAGCAAGGCAGAGAAAGGGGTTAACATGTACCCGATGCACCCAAACTGTCGATGCTCAGCGTATGGACATATCAAAATGGAATACAAAGCCGGTGGCAGCACTCTTGATGAAGAAGCTGTTAACGGTGTTTGGGGTGAATAACCCCTTGTCCAGACCGTGCTGAGGACACTAAAAGCTGCATGAGTTCGTCGAGGTTGGACGTTAAAGCGTAAAGAAAGGAGCCTATCATGGCAGAAAAAGAAATTGAAACAGTTGAGAATCCTCAAGAGGTTGAAGCTAGCCAGCCAGAAAAAGAGGAAAGAATGGTGTCAGTCGCTGAAATGCAACGTAGACTCAAGCAGATGGAAGAGAAACATACTCTTGAAATTGCTGATATGCAGACCGGTATTCAAGCCCAAATTGAGGAAGCCGTTGCTAAAGCTAAAATGAGTGAAGAAGAACTCCAAGAGCTGCAACAGAAACAGCGTGATAAAGAATTCGAAGAAGCACAGAGCACAATTGCAGCACTTCAAGCTCAAATCGCTCAACGTCAGATGCAGGATGTCGCTATTAAAGAGCTCGAAGCTCAAGGCGTTCCCGTTAATGAGTCGACGCTTGCTTTCGTTGTAAAAGGCGACGAAGAAGCTACCAAGTTAGCTGTTTCAAATATGGCTAACATTCTAAACTTGCAGAAACGAGAAGAAGCCAAAGCTCTACCACCTCGCACTAGCGGTGGAGAGGAAGGGCACTCTCATCGTGGAAAAGACAAGTTTGACAAAGCCAAAATCACTAATTTCTAATTTAAGAAAGGAGAGCGCATGGCTCAACAAAAATTTAATCCAGACACAGTCCTATTGTCTGATTCTCTTGGTAAAGAGATTACATCAGAACAAATCACTGATCTATTCACTGACGAACTCGTTAAAACTTCAAAAGTCATTCAGCTTGGTCAAAAAGTTGAAATGGACGGCAAAATGGTCCGCAAGGGCGTTGAAGTTGGTCAATTGACAGACGCTTACTTCGTGGGTGAAGGTCAAAAAATTGGTACTGCAAAAGTACAAACTAAATCTTACGTTCTTGAATCTCGTAAATTGGCAGTTATCTTGCCAGTGACAGAAGAAGTCCTTAATTACACTTGGACTGACTTCTTTGAATCAATCAAGGATAAGATTGTTGACTTGTTTAACAAGAAAATCGACGGGGCTGCGTTCCTTGGTTTGTATAACAACCCATTCGGTGCCAACGTTTTGGCGTCTGCTAAACGTGCTCAAAACGTCGTATCTGGAGACATCAACCTTAATAACATTTATGATGTGGAAGATAAGTCAGAAAAAGAACCTAACGCATTCGTAGGTCACCGCACTATCAACCGCACACTCCGTGGAATCGTTGACAATGTGAATGGTGGTCAACACATCTTCACTAAACCAGCTAACCCTAACGCAATCGGTGAACTTGATGGCCTTCCATATTCTCAACTTCAATTGCAAGATGGGCAAACTTACCCAGCAGGTACATTGATCACTGGTAACTTCAACGGTTTGGTTTATGGTATTCCAAACGGCACTAACTTGCGCCTTAAAATCGCAGACCAAGCTACTTTGTCTAAAGTTCAAAACGACGGCACACTCGATTCTGGTGATGTTCATTTGTTTGAACAAGACATGCAAGCACTTCGTGCCATCTTCGAAATTGCCGTAGCGATTCCAAACGACGAAGCATTTGCAGCGATCCAACCAGTAGGAGTCTAGTCAGGAGGTTTAAATGACCTATAAAGCTAAGATTGTGTTCCGTGACTTGCAAGATAATGAGTATATCTATCAAGTCGGGGACGTGTATCCACGAGAAGGCTACGAGCCATCAAAAGAGCGTGTGGCAGAAGTTCTTGAAAAAGGCGGTATCGAACAAGTCGAGCCGTCAAAAGAGCTTACAGTCAAAGAGCTCAAAGCAAAACTTGATGAAGCTGGTGTCGAGTACGATGCCAAAGCGAAAAAAGCAGATTTAGAAGAACTTCTAAAGGCTGCGGAGGGGGTCTAAAATGAACGATATCCAACTTGAAAAGATTAAACGTCGGTTGGGTATCGACGTTGAAGACGATCTTGAGGATGAATTGATTGAAGACTTAGTCAACGACGCTGAGAGTTATTTCAAGGCACTTGTCGGAACAACCGAGATTGACAAGAAATATCATTTCATCATCGAAAATGTTGTTTACAAGCTCTATGGTCGTAAGGGGTCAGAGGGTGTTAAAACCGAGAACGTAGACGGCTATTCAGTCACTTACGAAGATTGGGACGACATGTTCAAGCCTTACAGAAAGATTCTGGATAAAGATTTCGGCCTGGACGGTTCGTTAGCTCGAAAAGGTAAGGTGAAGTTCTTATGAAAACACCGCACCGCATCAAGCTAGTGAAGCAAAGCGTTTCGACTTACAACCCGATAACTGATAAACACGAAGAAAAGGCACAGTCTAGCAAGATTGTGCCTTGTTTGGTTAACTTCATTGACCAAAAGCGTGCATTTGAAGCCTATGGGAGTAGGTCAGACGTGGTCATGATATGCCGATTCAGTCAAGAGCAGAAGCCATTTGACTATGCTCTTTATGAGGGTAAGAAGTATTACCCTATCGAACGGATTGACGCTCCGATTAAAGGGGCGGTTCGATTGAAAAGAGGTGAGCTAAATGGCTAATTTCACAATCGAGTGGAGAGGGGACACAGTCCTCGCTGCTGCTTTGAACAAGGCAAGTCAAGGGGTTAGAACACAAGCTCAAAACGCTCTTAAAAACTCAGCCGAGAAAGGCAAGAGCATTTCAAAAGGTCTTGCGCCAGTGGATACCGGTTTCTTGAGAGCTAATATCACCACTAGGCATTTAGGCGAAGAATCGCACATCCATTCAGCCGCCTCTTATAGTGGATTCCAAGAGTTTGGCACACGCTATCAGCCTGGTAAGCCGTTTATGCGTCCTATGATGCACCAAATCGAGCCTTACTTCACAGAACAAATCCGTAAAGTTATGGAAGGAGCCTTTAAATGACATCTAGCCACGACTTATTCAGAAATCTATTTGCTATTGCTAGTGAGAAATTGGCAACTTACGACTACTTACCCGATTCATCCGCCAGCTATCCATTCGCTTTCATCGGTGAGAATAGTTCAGCACCTACACCCAATAACGAAAACTTTGGAACGATAAGACAAACCGTCCATATCTACGGGACTAGAGTGCAGCGTGCAGAGCTAGACGCTCACTGCCAAGCGTTAGAACGAGCTAGCGAACGAATTAAAGGGTTTGAATACAACTTATTGAAGACTGGTACAGACAAGCAAGTTTTACCAGATAATACAGACGTCCAGCCATTGATTCACATTGTGCTGGATTTTACATTTACATATACCAAAAAGGAGGAATAAATGGCAGAACTTATTTTGGGTAAAGACCTAATGGTCTTTTTCCGTCGTGTGAAAGACCAAAAGACGCAAGATGCTGCTAAAGTACGTTTCCAAACAGAACACACTATCAATGCTGAAAAAGAGGTCGAAACTACGAAAACCAAAGACGGTGTAGTTAACTCTATTTCAGACGGGGAAGTGTCTGGGGAATTCGTATCTCTCGCCTATCGTGAAGATGGAACTACCACAGAAATGTGGCGTGAAATGCGTAAATGGTTCATCGCAGGCGACAAGGTAGAGTGCTGGCAAGTTGACCTTGCTTCTAAACGCAATTCTGGTGGTAAAGATGTCTATGATGTTGAATATTACCAAGGCTATCTTAAAAACTTTGAAATCGCAGCACCCGCTGACGACAAAGTCGAGCTCTCTTATGAAATGGCTATCGACGGCAACGGTATTATTTCAACTGACAGCTTGACAGAAGCTCAGAAGAAAGCAGTCGCAAGCGCTCAATACGACTACCACACTCTTGCCAAAGAAGACGGCCTAGTGTCATCTATCTAGTCTATTGCAGGGGCTTTGTGCCCTTGCTTTTTTTGTATAAAGGAGAAATAAAACATGATTCTATCTATCAACGGACGAGACTTTAATTTGATTTTCGGACTTGCGTTCTTGCGTGAGATCAACAAATTGCACTCAGCAGAACTCGAAGGCATGAAGACTGGCTACGGTGCCATGACATTGATTTCAGCCGGTGTTGCTATCAACGACCCTCTTGCATTCGTGGATATCATCAAAGCTGGTACGATTACAGCACCACAAAAACCAAGTGATGCAGACATTGAAGCCTATCTTGCTGATTTGATGACAAAGGTAAATACAAAGAGACAATCGACTCTATTATTGACGAGTTAAAAGCGTCATCCCTACTCAAACTCGCAATGAACGTTCAAGAGTAGGGCAAAGTCAACCAGATTATGATTTCAGCTATGACGACGCTATGGCCCTCTTGATTGCAAGGCACGGCATGAGCTACGTCGAAGCTGCTAGGACGACACTTGTCGAATTCGAGGTTTACAATACCGCTTACGCAATCAAACAAGAGGACCTCCGCTTTAACGCAGCAATCCAAGCATGGTATAACCAGACCGTGCAAGCTACCAAAGGCAAGGGCAAGAGTGTTCGCTCAGCTTACAGAACCTTTAATGAGTTTTATGACCATGAAAAAGAGTTCAGTAAGATATTTAAACCAGAGGACACTGCGCCTAGAAGTCGAGCGCTCTCGTTAGCTGATAAGAATAGGATCATCAATCAAACAAAGAAAGGGGGGTAGTTAATGGGAGCATCTTTTGACGTTACGGCCATATTACGTGCCAACTCAAGCGACTTCACCAATGGTGTCAATGCTGCTAGGTCTGCCCTTGCTGATTTGAGAAATCAGTCTGGGGGCATGCTCGCTCAAGTTGGTAGCAGTTTGAAGTCAGTCGGGAGTGCCATGCAGTCAGTCGGAGCTGGGATGACTACAGCTTTCACACTGCCAATGGTCGGTGGTCTGACAGCCGTAATCAAAGGCTATGCAGACCTTGAGCAATCTTTGGGCGGTGTTTCTACGCTGTTCAAACAGAACGGCTCAAGTGTCAATACACTTGCCAGAGATTACGGCATGACCAGGGAGCAAGCCCAAGCGCTTTATAACACAATGGACCGTGAGGGAACCAATGTTATCGAGAACGCCAACCGAGCCTATAGGACGGCTGGTGTGTCTGCTAACAGATACATGGAGCAGGTAACGTCGTTCTCAGCTACCTTGCTACAAGGTCTAGGCGGGGACACTGCCAAGGCTGCGAAATACGGGGATAAAGCCCTTGTCCAAATGTCAGATAATGCGAACAAGTTCGGTACTAACATGACGGACATTCAAAACGCTTATCAAGGTTTTGCCAAAGACAACTATTCAATGCTGGATAACTTGAAACTTGGTTATGGCGGTACCATGTCCGAAATGGCTCGTTTGGTCAATGAATCTGGTGTCTTAAACGGTGAATTCGAAGCTACAGCTGACAATATCCGTGATATCCCATTCCATACCTTGATTGATGCCATTGGTATTACTCAAGATAGACTTGGAGTAACCGGAACGACCGCAAAAGAAGCGAGTACAACCGTGTCCGGTTCGTTCAATTCCATGAAGGCTGCCGCTGAAAACTTAGTGGCTGGCCTTGGTAATAACGAAGCTAATATCAAGCAGCTCATGGAAAACATGAAGCAGACTATCATCACGTTTAAAGACAATGTGGTGCGTGTCCTAGGCACTATCTGGGACAATCTGCCAGTGGACGGCTGGGTTAAATGGGCGGCACTTATCGTTGGAGCAGCAGGGCCCATTATAGCAATACTTGGAACCTTAATCATTTGGGTCGGAAACGTCGTTTCTGCACTAAGTACAATCGGTGGTGCTATTAGTTCAGTGGTAGGGTTCTTTTCAAGCGGCTCTACCGCAGCGAGTGGGCTAGGTGCCGCTTTCAGCGGGTTATCAGTCGGGGCTCTTGCTGCTTTTGCTGCGATTGTTGCTGCCGTCGCTATGGTCGGGGCTGCACTCGTTGATTTGTGGAACAATAACGAGAATTTCCGTGCACAAGTTACGGCGATTTGGGAAACCATCAAAAGTGCAATCACTAGCGCTGTTCAGGCCATTGTGTCGTTTGTTATGTCAATTTGGGGGCAGTTAACGTCATTCTGGAACGAAAACCACGCCTTGATTATGCAAACGGCGACGACTTACTGGAATATGTTTAAGGGAATAATTGAAAGCGTCATGAACGCCGTTCTCCCAGTGGTTCAAACTGGTTTGAATTTGCTTATTACATTGTTTTCTACATCTTGGCAACTTATTACCACTGTCATTTCCACGGCTCTTGAAATCGTGTTAAACATCATTAAGATGGCTATGCAAATCTTACAAGGTGACTGGTCTGGAGCGTGGGAAACACTCAAAACTATCTTGTCTACTGTTTGGGAAGGCATCAAGTCTCTTGTTTCAATCGGTATCAATGCTATTGGTCCGATTATCCAAGCGGGTATCCAGTTCATTCTCGCAATCTGGAACGCAGCATGGGCATTGTTAGCTATTCCATTCCAAACGCTTTGGGCATTGCTTCAACAAATCGCTGGTGGAGCTATGTCTGCCATTAGTGGTGTTATTAGCGCTGGTATTGCTGTGATTCAGTCTATTTGGTCAGCAGCGTGGACGGTTATCCAGACAGTTTTCTCAACAGTTTGGAACACAATCATGTCTATTCTGTCACCTATAATGGCTGGTATCTCAAGCATTATTTCAAGCACCTTGTCAGCTATTCAAGCGATTTGGAACGCTATCTGGACTGGAATTCAAGCTGTTTTAGCTGGTGTATTGGCTGCTATTGTTGGTTTGGTGACTGGTAACTTCTCGCAAGTTCAATCGGCTATCACATCGATCATGTCAGCTATCCAATCAACTATCAGCGCAATTTGGAACGCTATTTTGTCGCTTATTAGTAGCGTATTGAGTGCGATTGCTAGCACTGTATCAAGTACATGGTCAGCTATTCAGTCAATCGTTTCAAGCGCTATGAGTTCCGTTCAGAGCATTATCAGCTCTGCTTGGAGTGCTGTTAGATCAGCAGTAACAAGCGCCATGAGCTCAATTCAATCAGCTATCACTAGCGGATTTAGTGCCGTGGTATCAGCGGTAACAAGTGCTGGTCAGCGTATCATTTCAGCGGTTCGTTCAGCGTTCAGCGGTGCACTAAGTGCAGCCCGTGGGTTTGTTGGACAAGCTGCAAGCGTCGGTTCTCAATTGATTAGCGGTTTCGTTAGCGGGGTAACATCAGCAGCCGGGAAACTGATTGCAGCGGTTAAAGGCGCTGTAAGCAATGCCATTAACGGAGCTAAAGCCTTGCTTGGTATCAAATCACCATCTCGTGTGTTCCGTCAATTCGGTATCTACACAGATAAAGGTTTCATCATTGGTATTGATAGCAAAGCGGATCAAGTAGCTCGTTCAATGCGCTATATGGCTCAAGGTGCTATCGACGCGTTCACCGGTCAAGATATCAACGGAGCTATCACTGATGAGCTCGGAACCATGGACGGTCAGCTAGGTCGCTTAGCAGGATATGATCCATCTGTTTCATTCAATGGCGGCAAGATGTCAGTCACTCAACAAGCGGCGGATATCGTGCTTAAAATGGGCGATACAACTTACAGAGCGTTTACTGAGGACATCACTAACGCTCAATCAATGGAATTAATGCTTGATAACTATTAAGAGAAAAGAGGTTTTAGCTAATGTATGATTATGCTTCATTGAAGCGCACGGAATCAACGGTGCTGCAAAGAGCTCCGGTTGATAACATGCGTATCAACGGGACGCCTATAGAAGATATCATCCAAGGGTATCGACAACTTACAGTCAAGGGACGTTCACTGCTCAATCGTGAAATTTCAACTACTCGAGTTCCTGGGCGCCGTGGTGTCTGGGTAGACAGCGTTAATGACTCAGAGCGTGAGATTGAAGTTAAATATCAGTTAACGACAGTCACCAGCCAAGTCATGAGGACCTCTTTCCGAGAGCTCAACCGCATTTTGAGAGAAGTAGGGCCTAGCGGCTATCTTGAAGTTACTTTTGATGACGAGCCAGATTTCACTTACTACGCTATCTTCAAAGAAGCGGACGAAGTGGAGGAAGACAGACTTTCAATTGTTAGCAGTTTTGTCCTGCTAGTGCCAGACGGCTATAAAAAACGGGTTCCAGAGCGTTCTAACGACGTTGTTTATCTAACTTATGCTAAGCAGGTAATACCTGAGAAGATTGTAGCCGTGACATCTACAACGGCAACGGAATTTGAAATTATCAACGGTCAAACTAAGCTATCGTTTAAGGGTAGCTACGCAGCTAATAAGGAAATCGTCATTAAATTTGGCGACGAAGAAGTGACCGCTACTTATGATGGTCGTAATATCCTAAGTGAATTACAACGTTTTAGTCCATTAGAGCAGTTTTACGTGAAGGATGGCGACAGATTGTCCGGAAAAAACGTGACGATTCGTGAAGTGCAGTGGAGGGATGAAAGTCTATGATCTATTTATTCGACAAGGACGAAAAACTTATCAAGATTATTCGCAAGCCTGCAATTAAAACGGCTTTGCAAAAATTCAGTCTTACCACTGAAAATTACGTTTCAGACCGCTTGACTGTCGAAATGAAAGCCTTGAAGGACGACGAACTGGCAAAACTGGAATACATGGCCATTCAGTCAATCGACGATGCCCACAAATTCCATTACTTCTACATTGCCCAAGGAAACACCAAGGGAGATATCACAACGCTTGTCGGTGTTCAATCTGGTATCGAGGAGCTACGCAAGACGGTAGTTTACGACAAACGCCCAACAGACCAACGTGCTAGACCGGTTATTGAATGGCTTTTAACCGGGACGAACTGGTCCCCTCGGTTTATTGCTGAAACAAACCCAAAGAGTACCAATTTTTATTACATTTCCACATTTGATGCACTGAAAAAGGTGTGCAAGGTGTGGGGCCTAGAGATGCAGTTCTTTGTTGAAATGAACGGCAGTCAGATTGGCGCTAGATACATTGATTTCAAGCGCAAAATAGGTGAAGCAGTCGGTAAGCGTGTTGTCTACGGACATAACGCCCTAGAGATTCTGCAAGAAGTTGAAAAGACAAACCTATACACCGCCTTGGTTGGTCGTGGTAAAGGGGAGCAAGTCAGCTCAGCCGAGGACACCGGTAAAGATGCCGACGGTTATGGTCGTAAAATCAACTTCGAGGAAGTTGTCTGGTCAAAAGCCAAAGGGGACCCACTAGACAAGCCCCTTGGGCAGAAGTACCTTGAAATTCCAGAAATGACCGCTAAATACGGCATTAAGCAACCAGACGGCAAGATGCGCCCAAAGATTGGCTTTGTCGAATTTAGCGAGGAAGAAGACAAAAACGAGCTTATTAAACAGACTTATGAGGCTTTGATTGAGGCTGCCAGACCCAAACTGACCCTAAAAACAACAACGGTTTATCTAAAAGGTGCTCGAATCGGTGACACTATCCGAGTAGTCCGACATGATAGACATCTTGATTACGATACACGTATCTTTGAGATCACATTCAACCGCTTAAACAATGAATCTAGTGACGTTAAGTTCGGGGACCGAGTTAGCGAAAGCAATGACGCAAAGGTGCAGAGTACCGTCAACAAAGCTCTTGACGAGTTTAAAGCTGGTGAGTTCACCGAGTTTGTCAAAAAGTTGCCAGAGTTTATCCCGTCTGCTAACGGTTTTAACCATAACTGGTACACAAGCACTGATCCAACAGAATCTCACCCCGGACAAGTCCTAATTAATGACTCTTGGTACAAACCAGACCCAGAACATGAGGGACACACTATCATGTATCGCTGGACCGGTGAAATGTGGCAAGAGGTATTGAGAACGTGGGACGGCACGGGGCTTCAAGACAAAATCAAGAAAGAATTCGAGAAGGTCGCAGCTAACATGGCTAAACAGCAATCAGAACACGACAGAGTGGTTGCTGAAATCACAGCCAAGGCTACTAATGCAGAAACATTAGCTAGTTCAGCTAAATCAACCGCAGAGGACGCTTTTAACCGCTTAAACGACGTTAAGAGTGAAGCTATCGCAGAAGCTCGATACTTGGACACGGTCGAGCGTGCAGAGACAGAAAAGAAGATTGCTGCATCTAAAAAAGACACACTATCAGAAGCTGTCAAACTGGTCGATAATGCTAAAAGTACGCTAAACACGGACTTATCAGAGACTGAAAAGAGAGTTGAAGCTCTAAAGGGTTCTATTGGTACATTGTCAAACGATACGTCAGTACAGTTTGCCAAAATCAATAACGCCCTTATTTCAGTAGCTAGCAAGCAAGATGTTGACAAAGTCAGTCAGCGCGTGTCTAATGCTGAGACGGTTTTGACACAGCAAGCAGGGCAGATTTCAGCCAAAGCTAGCAAAGAGGAAGTCAACGCTGTTTCTGGGCGTCTAAACAAGGCTGAGAGCTCGCTGACAGTGCAGGCTGGGCAAATCAGCCAGAAAGCCAACAAGCAGGACGTAGACACGCTGACAGGGCGTGTGAATCGTGCTGAAACATCTATCACTCAACAAGCGGACATGATTGCGTCCAAAGCCAACAAACAAGAGCTTGACAATGTCAATAATCGAGTGCTAAACGCTGAAAGTCGTATTACTCAACAAGCTAACGAGATTAGCCAACGAGTGAAGACAAGCGATTTTAATAATGCTACTCAGAGACTTGCGACGACTGAGAGCTCAATCACTCAACTAGGAAACAAAATCACTACTGAGATTAGCAGAGTGGACAGTAAGATTCCGACAGACTTTGGCAGTCGTAACTTGATTTTGAAATCAGCAGACTTCGAGAATCTACACCGTCAACCCGGAGGAAGCGGAAATACTACTACTACTACTACGGACGGGCAATCGTTCCTACTCAAGTCTCACAGCTATTCGAATGACGTTTATGGTGGTATCTCATGGAACATGGCTATTCCAGAGATTAAAGCCGGTGAAACATTCTCACTCTTGGTCCCGGTTTACATTGACAGTGGGGTAGACATTGACCGTGGTGCTATGATTATCATTAAAAATCATAAAAACAATGACAATCTAGTTGCTTACAATATCCCAACAGACCTTAAAAATGAGTGGTTTGACGTTAAGCTGATTTTCACTGCCGGCAAGGACATCACCCTCGGTGAATGGCCGTTCTATATTACAGTTATTAGAAACGGCTATCTAAGAATCAAACCGCCTATGTTGGTCAGAGGTACGCTCATTCCCTTGCAGCATACAGTAGCACCAGAGGACACCGAAGCTGAAATAAGCACGGTTAAAACGACGATTACACAGACCGAGCAGGGTGTCAGTCAGCTATCTCAGAAACAATCTGAAACAGATAGCCGCATGACTAACGCTGAAACCAAGGTCAATCAATTGGTCGGTGAAGTGTCGTCGAAGGTATCGAAGACTGATTTTGACAAACTGTCTAAGAGCGTAGCGGCTAATAGCACCGCAATCACTCAGACTGATAACAAAATCAGTTTAAAAGCAGACCGGACAGAAGTTCAAACGGCCAAAGCTACGGCTGACAGTGCAGTGTCTAAAGGCCAAGAATTAGAGCGTAAAATCAACCAGACTAACGCAGAATTACGTGTTACAGCGGATTCTATCGCTCAAAAGGTTTCAAGAGTTGATTTTGACAACCTTGGAAATAAAGTCACAAACGCTGAAACGCAAATCAGCACATTAGCTGGCAAGATTGAGACAAAGCTGTCTAGGGTTGACCTAGATAGTGCTATTGATAGCAAAGGCTTCTTGAAAGAGTCTGATGTCAATAGATTGGTCGACAACAAAGGTTTTACGACTGCTACGGCTGTAACTAACCTTATCCAACAGTCTGAGCAAGGGACAACCCAGCTTATTAGCGAGGTCAAGAAACAGATTCCGTCAATTGACACACTGTCTGTTGGTGGCGAGAACTTGATCCGTAACTCAGCTTTTCCGGATAACTTGGACGGTTGGGGATATTGGGAAGCATCGCAACCTAACTCGAATTTATCTGTGTCAAGTCATTCACTCTATTACAACGGTTCTAAGCCGTTGTTTTTGCTTTCAACAACAATAACAACAACGCCTAGCTCTACGCTGAGATTTCCAGTGAAGCGAAATACTAACTATTCTCTTAATATTTCAATTTTGGCAGGCGGCAACCTAAAGGGGATGGATATCTATTTCCTTGGGCGCAAGTCAAACGAAACCAAAGATTTTAGCAAGGTTGTCAATGTCAAACACTTTGACGGTTCGCCATCAACAAGCGGTGTTAAGAAATTTCACTTCACTTTTAACTCCGGAGACTGTGATGAAGGTTTCATCCGTGTCGATAATACTGGTACGACAAACGGCAGTCAGTCGTTGCTATTCTTCACCGAGCTTGATTGCTACGAGGGAACTATGGACCGTGCTTGGCAACCGTCTCCAAAAGACGCAAGTCAAGAGGTAACAGTCAAGTTCAACGAAATCAAGTCAACCGTTGACAGTTTCAGTCGTACTATTGGCGAACATGGGCAGTCTATTTCTCAGATTATCCAAGATGCCAAGGGGACAGTTTGGAAAGTGGAGAACCTAGAGGATAAGTGGGCGTTTAATCTCGGTGTCACTAACAAGCAACTAGACAAGCTAGACACTGGGCTTGAAGCTACCAAGTCCGAAATGTCGCAGATTGCCGGTTCATGGGCGGTCAAGAATTTGACAAGGTCCGGCGACGTCCTCAACCAAATCAATCTCAATAAGGACGGCTCAGTTAAAATCGACGGTAAACTGGTTCAAATCACTGGTTCTACTTACATCGAAGATGGTGTCATTAGCTCAGCCAAAATCGGAGAATTGTCTGCAAGTAAAATCACTAGCGGACGCTTAAACGCTTCACTGGTTGACGTTGTCAATCTGAACGCCGAGAGTGTCACAAGTGGTACGTTTACCGGCTTGAACTATCGAGGGGGCAGAATGGAAGGGCTTAACGGATCAATGAGAGTTGACTTAAACCAATCTGAGATTCATTTCTACGACAATGCAACGATCGAATTTCATAACAAAGACAATGCGATGGTTCGACGCAAAGGGACGCACACGGCGTTTGTGCATTTCAACGACACCCCGCCAGACGAGGACCAGGGCATTGGTTCGCTGTTTGCTGCAATAGGCGTCACATCATCAGGGGACGGAGTCAATTCAGCGTCATCCGGGCGTTTCTCTGGTCTTCGAGTGTATCGTGCCGCAAGAGGGTTGGAGCATCATGCGGTTATCGACCAAGCTGAACTCTATGGGGACAGAATATTGCTAAAGGACGACTTTTATCTCGATCGGGGGTTCTCTTTCCACCCGGCTTCACTTCCGAAGGGCCGCTGGATAAATGTCACCAATCTAGGATTTGCTGCCGCAGCTCTCGCAAGGGTTTGGCAACATTTTCTAAATGTAGGCGGAAACGGGAGAGACCCAGCATTTATTAACGCTTTAAAAAACGAGCAAGCCACTTTCGGCAAAATTGCCCACTGGTAAAAGGAGAATTTATGAACGAACAAATTTACACTTCAATGATTCAAGATATCGCAAGTCAGAACGCTAATTTGACGATTGAAAAATCTGAGTTTAAAGCTCGCTTGCAGGCAACAGTTAGCGAACTTGAGCAGGTCAAATCACAACTAGAACATTATCAAAATGTACTAGCGTCTGATTCAGACCTTAACGACCTCTTTAACGAGGTCGCACAGAAAGGAGTGACGAATGAATAAAGCTAATTTCAGTGTTACATCAAGCTATCTGACCAACCCGACAACAACACGGATTGCCATCCAGTCCAAAGATGGCTCGACGTGGTTGACCCGTGATGTACCGGGCGACCACACTAACAAGACGGATGAAACTAAAATCCAGCTTATCTTGGATATCTTAGCGACTGAGTTGGACCCAGCAGGGGCATTGGCACGCTATCAAGCTAAGTCAGAAGAATCTATCAAAGACCTTGACAGCCGCTTGAATTTAGCTGAGAAAGTCGCTGAACAAGGTGAGTTGACTCGTAAGATTGCTAATGTTTCCATTCTCAATGCGGTAATGAGCCAAAACATCCAGTACGGCACAATCTACAAGCAATATCTGGAATTGTTGCCAGTCGCCAAGAAAGGCGATGTGTTCAACGCTGGGGATATCTTTGCTATCGAAGCCCCAGACCACGAAGAAGTGGACGGAGAAGGTAAACTGGCACTTATCCAAGTTAACGGCTCTTTCACTTACGATAATCAGCCATTCGCTGATTTCGCAAAAGGTGGCAAGCTAGAAAATAATGGGGTTGCTACTGCATGGCTATTCAAACCGAAGGAGGGGTAATGGTACAGAAACCAGACGGCATTTTTGGTGTCTTCGATGTGGTCAGAGACTTCTACGCACACGGTATCGATGAGCATTTATGGGTGTTTCTATTAATGGTAATCATTGCTTGCGATATCGTCGTAGGCGTATCCAGGGCGTGGGCTTACCATGAATTTTCAAGCTCTAAATTTCGCAAGGGGCTTGTCAGCCATACAGCCATGATTACATTCGTAGCAATCTTCTACCCGTTTGCAGTCTTCATGAACTTGGTAGGTGTCCTAGATACATTTATCTTTGCCATGATTGCAGCATACGGCTCTAGTATCTTAGCTAGCTTGTCATCTCTAGGGGTGGAAATCCCATACTTTGATAAGTATGTTAAGAAAAATATCGATAAAGAGAAGTTTTTTCTAAAGGAGACTGACGAGAATGATGAACGATATCATGACAAGCATTAGACAAGTTGACGGCGGTTGTGTAATCAAATCAGGAGACACCGCATCGGCATTTGAATTTGAGATTTTGGGCGATGACGGCTTGAAAAAAGACCTGTCTGGCACAGGCAAGCTTGCTATTTTCAATGCAAAAAAAGTAATTCTGTATGAAGATGTATCTGTAGAATCAGGTCGTTTCAGCTTCAAATTCAAAGACGCAGTAACCCCTGGACACTACAAGTTGGAATTAAAATTAGATGGGTTCATTTTCCCAACAGACGAATTTAAAATACGTGTTCGTCCGTCGTTCAATCCATCCGCTAACATCCCTAGCAATACAGAAGACCCAAAATAAAAGCGTTGGCTGAGGAAGTACGGAAGCGCTTAGTCAACGATAATGTAGATGAGCTTCCAGACCTAGTAACAATTTACAACTTAGCTAAAATATGAAAGGATGAAATATGGCAGAAAATAAACTTGAAGCAGTAGTCGTTGCGATCGGTACAGATATCAAGAACTTGCGTAAAGCAATCAATGACAAGGAAACAAGCGCAGGGATCACTGAACAGCAACTAAACGGGGCGATCAATCAGCTAAAAGCAGAGATTCTCGGTGAAGGAGTTCCAGAGAATCTTGACACGCTCAAAGAGATCGCTGATAAGATTGGCACTCTAAACAGCGATACCAGCGAAGCAATCGTAGCTAAGCTGACAGAACTTGGTCAAAAGATTGATGCTGTAGTTGATGTGGATTATCTATCTGCATATAATCAAGCAAAAGAGGAACAGTGATGAATCTTGTAGAGACAATTAGAAGCATCGGTCGAGATATTAAAGAGCTATTTAAGCGAACTGATGCGATTGAAAAAAAGGTTGATGGTCTAAACACAACCTCAGATGGTAGCGTTGACATGACTCAAATCAAGCAGGATATCAACGATTTAAAGAGCTTGAAATGGTTTAAAGATTCGAGCTCGTGGTCTAACTATGGTCCAGATAAACCACACGTTTGGAAGGAATTGGAAGAGGCAACGGGCGATGTCGGGACTCCGAATACAAACTTGCCATTTTATTTTTTTAAAAATAAAGGAGATGGCAGTATTAATCTATACGGTTTAGATAATCCACCCTTCTATATTGACCCAGAAACCAAAGAAGCTGCTTGGATTGGTGATTACGAGTGGATTAATTCAATCACTGTCGAGAACTTGCTAGGCTTTGAATTACCTCCTATGCAAGAAGATATCTGGGACTCGTATAACGAACGAAGGAACAAAGCGGAGGGCAATGAACGTAGGTTATTTGCTCGCACGTTTGGCGATTCCAAGCAACAAGGCTTGTGGTATGTAGACGACGACGGGCACTTCCAGCGCTTGGTCGATACAATAATAGAATTAAAAAAAGAAATCGAAGAATTGAAAGGAAAAATCAACTGATGAATAAAATTAACTGGTCTGTGCGTTTAAAAAATAAAAACTTTTGGTTGGCAGTAGTGCCAGCTTTGGCATTGCTTTTCCAAGCATTCGCTGATATCTTTGGTGTCAAATTGGAATTTGGACAAACAATTGATAAAATCTTGGTTTTTATCAATGTACTCTTTGCCTCTCTTGTGCTTGTCGGAGTGGTAAACGACCCAACCACTACTGGATTGGGCGACTCAACTCGTGCGCTCGGATATGAAGAGCCTAACGAAGATTAATATATTTTTTACTGGTAACCGTCTTTTTTTGGGATGGTTGCCTTTGATTTTAGAAAGAAGGCTTAAAACATGGTAATGAATAACGACATCATTCAATTTGCAGAAGACCTAGCTAACGCTGGTGTCGGTACTGATGCAGATGGAAGTTGGGGAACTTAACAAACTGGGTTCCTAATCCCGAGAATTGCTGGGACACCCTGAAGCTATGAAGGCTACAACGCAACCGGTAACGGTAAACGTGACACGCTTAAAAACATTCATAGTTGGGCAATCAGCAGCCGAGCCTCCTTGGTAAAAGAGGAGGAAGGTTCAACGACTAAGTGCTTGCAATCGCAAGACAGCACGGGACGTTTGTGGTATAATGGAGTTAGACGACAAAGGAGGGCTAACCCATGCAGACGATTGAAAATAAAGAGATTGGCGTTACTTTCAATTATTTAAAATTGCTAAAAATATCTGGCAAAGATAAAAACGGGAAGAAACTTGGGATATTCAAATGTACTTTGTGCGGAAATGAAAAAGAAATGAGGATAACCGAAGTAAGGAACGGATATTCAAAATCTTGTGGGTGTCTTTCAAAACTCAAAAACAAAGAAAGACTGAAAAAGCACGGGCTGACTGGAACGAAAACCCATAGCGCTTGGAAAGCGATGCGACAAAGATGCACAAATCCAAACTATTCAAGTTTTCACCGATACGGCGGCCGTGGTATAACTTATGCTGATGAATGGGAAGACTTCTCCCAGTTCTATAAAGACATGGGAGAACCGCCTTCTAGCAAGCATCAACTGGACAGAATAGACAATAATGGGAACTACTGCAAAGAAAATTGCAGATGGGCTCTACCTCAAGAAAACTGCAATAATAGAGGTGTTTACAAAAATAAAACTGGTTACACCGGCGTTAGTGAAAATACTAGCAAGGCTGGTCGGTATTCGTCTTATTTTTGTGTAAATAGAAAACATATCCAAGTTGGAACTTTCTCAACTCCAGAAGAAGCATACAAAGCCAGAATTGAAGCGATAAAAAAATACAATAAAGAAAATAATGCCAACTTAAAATATATAGAATTCGAAGAATGTCACAAAACGAAGATATAGTCTCATCTTACGTGAAAGCGTAAGCTCATAAAAGAGGGAGCACGTTATACAGTCAATCCAAGAAATTGTTTTGAGGAGAGACGTGCTTTTAAGATAATGCAATGCGTTGACCTGCCTAACTCTATCTCAATTAACTTCTTTGGCCGTGCTCTTTGGGGTAACGCCATTGACTTACTAAACTCAGCGGCAGCAGCAGGCTATGAGGTCGAGTATAACCAAGAAGGCAACCTTGATAGTCGCCCACGCCGTGGGGCTGCATTCGTCATGGATACTACTTACATCGCAGGGCATTCATACGGCCACACTGGCCTGGTTATCGAAGATTCAGACGGCTACACCATGCGAACTATCGAGCAGAATATTGACGGCAACGCTGATAGCCTATACATTGGCGGCCCTGCTCGTTACAATACACGCAATTTTGACGGTATTGTGGGCTGGTTCTATTTCCCAACAGACAACCAATCACAAGCCCCTGCACCAACCCCAACCCCGTTTGATGGTATAATTACTATTACCGAGGAAACCGGAACATTCACGGTTGAAGTCTCAGCTCTTAACGTTCGAGCTGGTGCCGGTCTAGGTGCTGAAATCGTGGCAGTCTATGGAGCCGGTGAAACTATCAACTATGACGGCTGGTGTGACGTTGACGGCTATATCTGGATCAGTTACATTGGCGGGGCTGGGAAACGTCGCTCTGTCGCGGGCGGGCAAACAGAGAAAGGGCCGCCG